GGATGCCTATTAATCCTCTTTTAGAACAATCTTCTTACGGTTGTCGAGTTTTATGTATGGGCAAATCATCCTATGAAATGAGAAAAATTCGACGATATACCGAATGGCAGTCTATGCCATATAAAGAAAAATCACAATACGACGAATTTCAACGAATTACCATTTATGCAAATAATGCTGGCATTTCTAAGAAAATCATCGACGACGCTATTCGCTACCATAAAAAAATATGTGATTATGAACAATCTTTTAGAGGCGATAATAAAGATGGACTTATTGCAGCTTCCATTTATATCTCCTGCAGAATTAATAATTACCCTAGAACTGCTAAAGAATTAGCCGCCGTGTTCAACCTTGATGTCACCAGCGCTACTCAAGGCTGTAAAAATGCCCAAACTATTTTAAATATCCTCGAAAAAGATATGGATAATAAAGATAAAACCGCATTTTGTAAAACTAAACCAGAAGATTTCATTGAAAGATATTGCAGCAAACTTAATATTAATACTGAACTAACCAAATTATGCAAATTTATCTCCATAAAAATTGAAAAAAATAATTTAATGCCCGAAAATACACCACATTCCATCGCAGCAGGAGTTGTATATTTTATATCTCAATTATGTAATTTAAATATATCTAAACGAGAAGTAAGATTAATTAGCGAAATTTCTGAAGTTACCATTAATAAATGTTATAAAAAACTTGAAAAAATGACTGAAGAATTGGTGCCGTCTGTTATTTTACATAAATACACCCCGAAATCAACACAAACACCTTTACCTATATCTACATAATCCTTTATGTCATATTTAGTAAAATTCGTAATAAAAATAATAATAAAATACTAAACACAAGTATAATGTCAACCATTCCTAAAGTTGTATTTATTATTCCCTATCGAAATCGTCCTCAACATAAATATTTTTTTTCCAATTATTTGAAAAATATTATGAATGACAGCATTTTAAAAGATGATTATGAAGTCTATTTTTCTCACCAATGCGACCCACGTTCTTTTAACAGAGGAGCCACCAAAAATATCGGGTTTCTTGCCATTAAAGATAAATACCCAAATGATTATAAAAATATTACATTTGTTTTTAATGATATTGATACTATTCCCTTTTCATCCATTTTTGATTATGAAACCGTTTCGGGTATTGTAAAACATTTTTATGGATTTACATATGCCCTTGGAGGAATTGTTGCACTAAATGGCTCAGATTTTGAAGCAATAAATGGTTTCCCTAATTTCTGGGGATGGGGTATGGAAGATAACGTTTTACAAAATAGATGCGAAAAAATTGGTCTTAAAATTGATCGCACACAATTTTTCCCCATTGGAAATCCTAACATCCTACATTTATTCGATGGAGTTCAAAGAATTATTAATCAGAAAGACCCTTGGCGCGCTACTCACGATAATGGTATCGACGGAATACGAACTATTCATAAATTAATCTACAATATCGACACTGAATCCACTAATCCATTAGACAATGTCCATATTATTGATGCTAATAATATGTTTATTATCAATATATCCACCTTTATGACTGGAATTAAATTTGAAAATGATAACTATCATAAATATGATTTAAGAGAACCACCCAGAAAAATAATTCATCCTGATAAAATTAAAACGGTCACCTCAGAACATTTTACAGATGATTGGTCTAAAATACCTTTTTATCCAACCATTCAAAAAAAAAATGAAATGATACAAAAATATGGGAAAAATGAAGCTGAACAAATTATTAAATATAGTTATGATAATTCAACCGATCCAACTAAAGAAACTTTACCACCTTCACCTCCGCCTAAGTTTAATATTCCACAAAATATAAATAAGTATTCTCCTGCTTATGCTAGAAGTATTGCAGCAAAGCCAAGAGCAACCCCCAGTGCTAATATTCGTTTAGGCGGTGTTTATCGTTGAAACATTTTTAAAACATTATATAATTATTTTAATATAACATTTTTAAAACATTATATAATTATGTAAACATTATATAATTATGTAAACATTATAAAAACATTATATAAATTATTGTTATAATGACTATTAATTGTTTAGATGATATTAAAAATGCTTTTTACATCAATTTAGAACATAGAACCGATCGTAAAGAACACGTCGAACATCAATTGAATAATATTGGAATTAAAACTACCCGATTTAACGCTATAAAAATGACCAATGGCGCTATTGGATGTAGTTTGAGCCACTTAAAAATATTAGAAGACGCAAAGAAAAATAAATTAGACCATATATTAATCGTCGAAGATGATATCACCTTTCTCGATCCCTCATTATTCAAAACCCAAATAAATAAATTCTTTGAATTACATAATAATAATTGGGATGTAATACTATTTGCAGGCAATAATATGCCTCCATTTGAAATAATAGATGACACCTGTGTTAAAGTTAGCCGATGTCAAACAACCACAGGTTATTTAGTAAACGGTCATTATATTAATGTATTAATATCTAATATAAAAATGGGTCTTACACATTTAATAAATACACCTACTGAAGCAGTTAAATATGCTATAGATAAATTTTGGTTTGTATTACAAAATAATAGCAGGTGGTATTTAATTACTCCTTTAACAGTAGTTCAACGCGAAGACTACAGTGATATAGAAAAACGAGTAACAAACTATCAAGAATTAATGCAAGACTTAGATAAAGCCAAATTATTTAAGGCTATTAAAGAAATGCGTGATAAAAAAGTTATTAAATAATATTTACTTATAAATCGTTAAATAAATATTATTTACTTATAAATCGTTAAAATAATATAAGTTATTATTTCAATGTCAAGTAATAATAATTTAATTACATTCTCAACCTGTTGGTATATTTTGAAATCAAAATTTGATATTAAAACATATTTAATATGGATAACCAATTTATTGTCCATTGTTAGTAATTTTAATTTAGTTATCTTTACTGATTACATTTCATTAAAAACATTAATCAATTTAATTGATTTTACTAACAAAAACATAAAAATAATATTAAAACCTTTTGATTGTTTTTATACATATAAATATAAGGATTTTTGGATTAGAAATCACGAAAAAAGTAATTTAGGGCTACATTCACATATTGATTGGCAAGTAAATATGTTATGGAATGAAAAAGTGTTTTTGGTTAATGAAACAATACAAAATAAATATTTTGATACATTGTATTACGGTTGGTGTGATATAGGTTATTTTCGTAATCGACCAAATAATTTACATACTCATTTTTTAAAAAAATGGCCAAATAATTATAACTTATTAAATGGTCCTTTTAGTAAAAATTGTATACATTATGGCTGCGTTCAAAATAATATTTTCACTTATTCGTCTTTGCAAAATGATATCAAAACACACTATTTAAATAAATTAACAAATCAACCAACATATCAATTAGAAGAACCGTGTTTTGCAGGTGGTTTTTTTCTGTTAAAAAAAGAATTAATAGACACATATATGAAGTTATACGATGAAAAGCTTATGTATTATTTTACACACAATTTCACCATAAAAGACGACCAAACTATAATAATGGATCTCATTTTTACTAATCCAACTCTATTTTGCTCACATACCGAAGATAATTCTAAATTCGACAATTGGTTTATGTTTCAACGGTTGCTTCTTTAATTATTTTCGTTTTTATATTTAAAATTAATAATGATGGAAACGCATACTTATTATTTTTACCATCATATTGGTGATATCTTTCTATATCAATGTCATATTTATCAATTAATTTGTCAAAATACATACCATTACAAAAATAATTTATGATTAATAATGGTGAAAATATTAATCCTAATGAACAAATTACGCCTGATATTAATGGAATTGGCAGAGAATTGTATTTTTTATCGTCAAACTTAATAGAAAGCTTATTGGGCAAACATCCAACACAAAATCCCGAAACAAATCCATAAGAAACACTTGTAATAATTATAATCTTCATTTTTGGAGTTACAAAATTCATATTTTTTCCTTAAGTAGTTTTACTAATATATATATTCGGTTCTTTAAGTTGTTTTCAAAATATGTAGTATCTGTTCTTTAAGTAGTTTTACAAATAATATATTTCGGTTCTTTAAGTAGTTTTAAAATTAATATATATTGGATTTTTCAAATTTTCCAAAAAGTGATTTAGGTTTTCATTTTTGGACATTTATTTTTGTCCAATTTTGAAAAGTCAATCCTACTTTTAGAAAAACGATGCGCAAATGACGATTGTGACGGTAATGCTCTCATTTTCGTTTTTTTATGAAAAAAAGTGTTACCATAATTATTTTTATATATATTTATATAAAAAGGATTTAGGCATTTTTTATTCTATAAATAGAATAGAATTGAATGGAAAAAAATTCCGAAAATGCCGTAAAATATAGTTGTAAAATTTGTCATTTTATATGCTATAAAAGAAGTAATTATGCTATACATTTATCAACTGCAAAACATAAACATAGAACAATTTTGGACAATTTAGAACAAGAAATCGAACAACAACAAAAACTACAACAACAAATAACATTTTCAACACCTTTGTTTAGATGTAAAAAATGTGATAAAGAATATAAAGCACGAAACAGCTTGTGGTATCATGAAAAAAAATGCCAGTATGAAAAGCCTATAGTAAATGATTCAAAAGATAAAGACAGTATAATTAACCTATTACTAACACAAAATAAAGATTTAATGGATCTACTTAAGAATGGGATTATTAATAACACCAATAACAATAACAATATTACAAATATAAACAAAACAACTAACAATGATAACAAAACATTTAATTTAAACATATTTTTAAATGAAACGTGTAAAGATGCTATGAATATTGATGAATTTGTTAGTTCAATCAAAGTTAATCTAGAAGAATTGGAAAATACTGGAAGACAAGGTTATATTGAAGGTATATCAAAAATCATATTAAAACGTCTTAATAATTTAGAGCAAGATTTTAGACCAATCCATTGTTCAGATGCGAAACGTGAAGTATTTTATATTAAAGATAACAATGAATGGCAAAAAGAAAATGAGAATAAACCAATACTTAAACGGGCAATAAAGGTGATTGCAAATGAAAATATAAAACAAATACAAAATTGGCGAAATAAACATCCGGATTGCACCAAATCAGATTCGAAGAAAAACAATTTATATTTGAAAATTGTTAGTAATTCAATGAATGGATCAACAGAAGAAGAAAGTTTTAAAAATATTGATAAAATCATCAGCAATATTGCGAAAGAAGTTATCATAGATAAATCGGCGGTTCTTTAAGTAGTTTTAATATATTATATTCTTGGATATTTTTAAAAAGCCAAAAGTAAATTAGGTTTTCGAAAATGGACATTTATTTTGTCCAATATTGAGAACCTAAATCACTTTTCCAAAAAAACACAGAGAAGACCACTTGTGACGAGAATGCTCTCATTTCCATTTTTCAACAGAAAAAAGTGTTACGATAAAAATTTTATATATTTATATAAAAAACTTAAAGATATTTATAGTTGTGTATATTATGGAATTTGAAGAGGAAAAAATTGAGGAAAATGAGTATTTATTGAGTAATTTATTTTTATGTAAAACGTGTAACTATAATACGTCACGAAAACTAAATTATGATCGTCATATGTTAACTAGAAAACACAAAAAAAGGTTTTCAGCGGCAAATATTGAGCAAATTGAGCAATCCAAAGGATTTCAATGTATATGTGGTAACGTTTATAAATATAATAGAGGTCTGTCAAATCATAAAAAAAGTTGTGATCTACATAAAACTGATAAAATAATATCCAATAACGAAATCACACCAGAATTGGTATTAAAAATCATCGAACAGAACAAAGAATTAACTAATATTATATTACAACAAAATACTACAATTAATAAACTCTGTGACAATACTAACACCAATACTAACACCAATATAACTAACAATACTCAAATTAATAATTCTGAAAATAACAACACATTTAACCTGAGTTTTTATTTAAACGAAACATGTAAAAATGCAATGAATATTGATGAGTTTGTCGATAGTATCAAATTAAGTTTGGAAGACCTTGAATACACTGGACGAAAAGGTTACATTGAAGGTATATCCAATATTATTCTTAAAAATCTTAAGCGATTAGGAGAATATGATAGACCTATTCATTGTTCTGATAATAAAAGGCAAATATTATATATTAAACATAATAATATTTGGAATAAAGAAGATGATAATAAAACTATACTAACAAATGCTATAAAGGTGATTGCTAATCAAAATATAAAACAAATATCTAAATGGAGTGACCAATATCCTGACTGTAAAAAATCAGATTCAAAGAAAAATAACCTATATTTACAAATATTAAGTAATTCTATGTGCGGAATTGATAAGGAAGAAACAGATAAAAATATTGATAAAATTATATCAAATGTTAGTAAACACGTGACCATAAATAAAAATAAAAAATAATTAGGTTATTGGTATCTTTTTCCAATCATCCAAAAATAAATCTGATGTATATTTTTTAGCCTCTGGACTAAACCATTGATCTGGATAACATACTATTTTTTCTGGATTTGTGTTTAAATATGCTCCCCACCAACTAAATGTGCTATTTGCTATTATATTGTGTTGACACAGGCTCATTAATAACATTTGTTCCCAATCTTCTAATTGTGGATCTGCTCTAATAAAATTTATTTGTGGAAAATAGGGTTTTAAACTATCAATTATTTCGTTTACTTCATTTACGCTATCATTTTCACAAAAATATAAGACTTTATATTCTTTAAGTCCATTTCCTTTAATATAATTTAACGCATTTTTATAATATGTTTCCGTTAATAATGTATATATATTTGGATACTTTTTATAATCCCCAAATCTAAAATGCATTGAAATATAAGTTGTTTCATTAAAATCGATGTAAATCTTATTTTTTACGATTGATTTCTTTAAATCAATTTTTAACAATTTATATATGGTTTCTTTATAATTATTGAAATATTTTGGACTTTGAAAGTAACCAACTAACAAAGTGTTAGTACTTGTTGAATTTATAGGTAGTACTTGATATTTAAAGTCATTTTCTGTTATATATGTTAATTGTGGTATTTCATTTATATTTCTTAAAAACGGATGTAAAGCTGACAAAAATGTATTCCAATAGGTATATCGTATGGTTGACCCGTTGGAACCGTTACCTAATTGATAATTATTTAAAAAGAAAAAAGGTTTTGAATTTTCTATAGCATAAGAAATGGTCGTAAAAATTTGAAATAATTGATTGCCTAAACCTCCGCATAATTTTGAAGATATCATATTTAAGTATAATTAAATATAATAATATAAAAAGGCGATTACAACATATAGGTATAAAATCTTAATGATTGATTAAAAAAAGTTAAGCATTATTTAATTGTATAAAATGTTGATGTTTTGTGCTATTATGATGTTCACGTATACTTGACTTACGAATTTCAGAACCACATTCACAAATAAACAACTCCTTTTGTTTTTCAAGTATTTTTTCTTTATTATTTTGATACCATTCATTTTTTCTCTCCCTTATTTTATCTTTATTTTCTTCAAAATATATTTTTTGTTGTTCTGTTATTTTTTCTTTATTTTGTTCTCTATATATTTTATATTTATCCAAAACTTCTTTTTTATGCGTTTCATAATGCTGTTTTTTATATTGTTGAATTTGTTCTTTATGAGTTTCTCTATATTCCTTTTGTTGTTGGTTTAATTTAAGTCGTTTTTCTTCTTTTTGTTTTAACATTTCTTCTTCGCTAATCTCTTGACAAAACTTTTCTGGATTATTTATTTTTTCATAATATAAAAGGTGAATTTTTGATTTAAAATGTCTATTTTTATTTCCAAATGTATATGATTTTTCACATTCACATTGAATAATTTGGTTTCTCTCTTCTTTTAACTTTTCTTTATTCGCTTCTCTCCAATCTTTCTGTGCCTTTGCTGTTTCTTCTTTATGTGTTGCTTTATATTCTTTTTTTTGTTCTTTTAATTTTTCTTTATTTTTTTCCATATATTCTTTTTGATATTCTGAAATTTTTTCTTTGTTTTCCTGTGCGTATTCTTTTTGATATTCAATTTTTTCTTCTTTATTTTCTTCGTAATGTTTTTTTGCCTTAACTAAAACATAATCTTTTTTTTCTTCATACCAATTTTTTTTATATAATTGGGGGTTTTCTTTACACATAGCATATGGTTTATTTTTATTTAATGATGCTCCTGTTTTTTCAATCCAATATTGTTCAATAGATTCTGCTTCCCTTCTATCTTTGCAATTGTGTTCTTCTATCTGTATCATTGACCAATTATCCCATCCTCCATAACATCTTATAAACTGGTATACATATATATTACAAATTATATTATTACACGCAGTTTTATGTTGTTTTTTTCTTTGAATAAAATTAGTTGTATGACCAATATAAATATCAGTTATATTGGGATCTTTACAACAAATTTTATAAATAATTGTTTTAGAGTAATCCGTTTGATGTTTTGGCATTATAATTATTTATATAATGTTGTCTTTAAGTTAAAATTTTATAACACATTATAACACATTATAACACAATATAATATTTCAATTTAACTAAAAATCATTTATAAACTCGAAATCGTTATCAGATATCGTTTTATTTGCCAAAGCATATTCAGATATCGATTTCTCGAACATGTTCGTTTTAGACTCTAAACTAATCATTTCCATCCAATCAAAAGGGTTCCTACCATTATAAATCTTTTTGTAACCAAGTTGAACGCATAAACGGTCGGCGACAAACTGAATATATTGCGTCATAAGGTCCGAATTCATACCGATAATTCTGCACGGTAATGCATCGCAAATAAATTCTGTTTCAATTTCGACGGCTTCTTTAATAATTTCGTGAATGCGAGTTTTGTCCATTTTTTTAATAAGTTTCGAATACAATAGCACCGCAAATTCGCAGTGAAGAGCCTCATCACGTGAGATCAATTCGTTACTAAAGGTTAGCCCGGGCATTAAACCGCGTTTCTTAAGCCAAAAAATACTACAAAAAGCCCCGCTAAAAAAGATGCCTTCAACGCAAGCAAATGCGACTAAACGCGTAGCAAAACTGGATCGTTTATCGTGAATCCATTTTTGAGCCCAATCGGATTTCTTTTTAATGCAAGGGAAATTGGATATAGCATTAAATAGCTTATGTTTTTCTTCTTTGTCTTTAATATATGTTTCAATTAGGATACTATAGGTTGTGCTATGAATATTTTCCATAGCTATTTGAAATCCATAGAATGCCCTTGCTTCTGACACCTGAACATCCGACATAAATCTTTCGGCCAAATTTTCTAAAACAATTCCATCTGACGCGGCGAAAAAAGCCAAGATCATAGAAATAAAGTATTGTTCATTTTTTTCGAGAGCTTCCCAATGGGTTAAATCTTTAGATAAATCGATTTCTTCAGGGCGCCAAAAACAATCAACTTGTTTCTGATACATATCCCATATATCCTGGTATTTAATTGGGAACATCACAAATCTGTTATCGTCAGGTATCAATAAAGGTTCTGTAGTATTCTTCGCCATCCTAAAGTATATATACTATAGATTTTATATTTATTTCATAATATATATTAAATTCATAAAAATTTAATAACTTAATAAAATAAGAATGAAGGTGCCATTGGGTGAAAGAGACTTACACTTATTACAAATTGAGACGGAAATAAAAAATAAAAAAAGGCTTTTAATTAAAAAGAAAAAGGATTTAGATAAAAAATATAAGGTTAATCACTATTTAAGTGATGTGAAACAAAACTATTCAAAATATTATCAGTATATTGTTAAAGAAAAACAACAACAATATAATGCACTTTTACTACTTGAGGAATATATGGATGATTTAATGAAGACCGAAAAACTAGTAGATGACCAGCTTAGAGTGGCAAAACACGACCAAAGAGATATTATTAAAGAAATTGATAAAGTTAAGGATGAGTTAGATGAATTAATTGAATAAAAGTTATTTTAGATAAAATAAAATAATAATATATAGATGTCGAGTGATCCATTTACTAATATATTTGATCAAATAAATGATAAAGGAAATAAAATTAATACAAAAATACAGGAGTTAATGACAAACAATAATAACCATAATACAGAATTAAAACAAAGGTTGAATGCGATTAATCAACAAATTATAAACTTTCAACCAAACTTAGTAGAATTAAAAAAAAATAAAACTGATTTAGATGCAGCAAAAATTGAATTAGATACTACAAAAAAAGAGCTAGCCAATTTACAAACTAGTCTTTCAGATGCAACTAATCAGATTAGTAATTTACAAAGTCAAATTGCTACAATTACAAGTGAAAAAGAAACATTAACACAAGAAATTGCAAATTTAAATGACGAAATATCTCAAATAAATAGAGAATTAGCAGATAAAACAACACAACAAGAACAAACAGATCAACAAATTGCTAATCTTACACAACAAAAACAAGAACTCGAAAACCAAATACAAACGTTAACGGGACAGGTTGATGAAGCAAATAGCAATGAAAAACAAGCAACTGATGAATTGAATAATTTAAAAACAACACAAAACAACTTAATTCAAAATTTAGAAAGTGTTAATAAAATATTACTTGATCAAATAGCCAAAATTGAAGAAATAAATGATACATCAAATACTAGTTTTACAGATTACACCGGTTTATTAAATTCAATACAAACTGGTTTAAATGATGTTATAACTGGAATTAACGGAACAGCATCAACAACAGGAACGACACCACCCCCTTATGATGCTGAGAAAAATTATAAAAACCTTGAAAAAATGTTGTTAGATTCCCCTGTGGAAATGAGGAATTTTGTAAACACACTTAATATAAGCGAAGATGAAAAAATAAGAATGAAAAGAATTAGTGATAAAGAAAAGAAAGAAGATATAAAAAACATTTTAACAAAAAACAATTTAATAATACCAGATATAACTAAAGGAGGAAAGCGTAAAAGTAAAACGATGAAAAAGAGACATAAAAACATTGGATCTCGTAACCTTGGATCTCGTAACCTTGGATCTCGTAACCTTGGATCTCGTAACCGTATGAAAAAAAATCAAAAAGGCGGTTACACTTATAATGATCCTTCAGCAAAACTGTTATCAAAATCTTTATCAAACCCTTTATCAAACCCTTTATCAAATTCATCTTCAAAAATTAATAGCAGCACAAATCAAAAAACTAAAATAAAACCAAGATCAAGGTCAAAATCAAGTTCAAGAACAAAAAGAAGATCAAGAAAATAACTTATTTTAAAGATTGTATAACATTCCTTTTAATGTAGGAAAATGTTTACAATGTGTAGGCCAATATCCAGTGGTTTGTCGAAATTGTAAACTGTGTAATTTACATCTTTCTTTAATAATATGTTGTTGTTGTTTGAATATTTTTTTCCATTTTCGTTGGATAATTCTAATCCAAAATGTTTTTAAAACGGCGACAGCTTCGAGTGTTGGTAAGATAATATATTGTCCAATTTCTGGTTGAATATAATTAGGATTAGAAACAATTTTATAATAATTTCTTATTGTTGGGTGATTATGAAATACGGGGTCAAATTCATAAGTTATATATACATATTTTTGTTGAAGATAATTGATTGCATTATGTATTCTATTATATGACGCATCTTCATCATCGGAATCATCAGAATCATATGTCTCGTATAGTTCAGTAGGGTTATATAAATCGTGAATTAAATAATGTGTTTCAATATTAGGATCACTGTCATTTGTTTTCCCGTGCATTGTAGGCAAATGTAATTCGCATAACATTAAATGCCATTCTTTTTTGATAGTAGGCTGGGATTGCATAATAATATATATATTATATTGTTTATTAAAACAATTATTCAATTTTTTTTAAAACAATATAATATATAGTATGAGTTTTGTGACAGAATCTTCAAAATTATTAACTAACAAATACTTTTTGTATTTTATGGTATTTCTATCAGCGACAAATGTATTGGGTTATTTAGTTACAAATCAAACAAGAGCGGTTATATTTTTTGGATTAGTGAGTTTAATAACATATCAATTTAGTAAAAATATGACAGTAATATTATTAATAGCTGTAATATCAACGAATTTTTTAATGTTTAACAGAAAAATGCGAGAAGGTTTAGAAAATGAAACAACGGAATCAGGAACGGACGAAACAACGGAAAAAGCATTAAGTAACATTGGAGATAGTGATCCTGAAATGGCAGATGCTATAGATATTGTAAAGAAAACGAATAGCGATGAAACCATAAAAGCAGAGCTAAAAAAAAAAGAAATAAAGAATAATAGTTCTAAAAAAATAGTAGATATGAATAATTCCGATTTAAATACATCAAATGAGGAGGGTCCGGAAGGTGTTGGAGAAAAAATTGGTGGTAAGAAAAATTTTACAAAATCGGAGCACTTTGGGCCACGGTTAGATTATGCTGCTACAATTGAGCAATCATATCAAAATTTAGATAATATATTGGGAAGTGATAATATTAAAGAACTAACAAAGGATACGAAAAAATTAATGGAACAACAACAAAATTTATTTGATACAATGCAAAATATGGTTCCTGTATTAGAAGGTGCTCAAAATTTATTAAAGGATTTTGATATTGGTGGATTAAGTAACTCATTAAAAGGTATAAGTGGTTTAGGTAATGCTCCAATAATAGCGCCTAATAAAAAACAATAGGATTAATATATTTTAATAACATAATATATTAATGAAAAAATGTCCACCAGGGGTGATTTGTGTTGAAAACGTTACATTGCTTCTACTTTTTATTATTTTGTTAGTTCTAGTGTCTTTTATTTATTCTAATAGCAATTCAAATAGCAGAAGTGTTACAATAAATAATGATATAACTAGTAATGATATAGCTAGTAAAGAGATGTCAACTAGTAGTGGTTGGTTAAACAATTTGTTGCCGAGTTGGCCATATAATAATTTATCAAATGACTTACATTTATCAAAGGATGTGCTATTGGATCCTTATGCGGCTCCATATAGAGATGAGCGTTATTTAGTTGCAAATATGACACCATTAGCAATGCGAAATATGGTTCCAATAAATGTGTCAACTAACATAGGGTCGGTTGATACATCGTATCGTCAAATGGGAATAATTACTCCGTTAAATGGAGCATCAAAGGATAATATTTTATCCTTAATGGGACGACCACTATTTACAAATAGAGATAAATGGCAATACTATACGATATCAAATCAACACAATAATGTAAAATTGCCGATAACATTTAAAGGAAAAAGTGCCTTAAATGATTATGGTGTTGATAAAATATTTGATGGGGATACAATTTATGTCGAAGGTTATAATGAACCATTTAGAGTAACCGTTTATGAAAATGACACGATTAAGTATTTGCCGTTTGTATAAACGGTTTAGTACATTTGTTTAACGGTTGTATTACGTAAGTTAAAGGGTTTATTGCGTTTATATAATGTATTATTATGTTTAAAATGTTTGTTAGTTTGTTTATATTTTTTTCTGGTTTGTTTGCCTTTATTATGGATAATCTTTTGTAAACGAGATTTAGTTAATTTCATATATTACATTACATTTAGAAAATTATACATTTAGAAAAATGTATTTAATCATATAATAGTTTCTCTAAGATTATTCTCTAACAATGAATTACGATTACGTTTTTTTTCGCATACATAACAACAACAAAAACAATAAAGCCATAATAAGGTAACAACCAATAAAATTATTAAAATTGAAATTAAAATGAGATAAATTTTGTTATTCATTTGAATATTTATTTAAAAAGTGTTAGTATGAAAAATATATTTCAATTTTTTATATGTATTTTATTATACTTTTTTTTAAAAGTATAATATAAATGAGTTGTCCAAATGCTACAGCGCCAATAGATATAAGTATATCAAAAATAACAAATAATTGTAGTCTAAAATGTTCATATAGGTTTAAATATAATGATAGTTCGTGTAATGCAACAAATAGAGGTGAATATATATCAATATCATATGACAAATCTTCATCACCTCCTGTAATATATAATGCAATTGGATATGATGTGCAAGAATTAAGATTATATACTCCTTCATTGCATTCGTATAATGATACAAAAACAGAGGGAGAGTTAATAGTAGTTCATACATCCAATATGGGTTCTAAACCTTTGTTAGTTTGTGTTCCAATAAAAAGCAATAATACTTCAAGTGATAGTGCTTTGTTTTTTAAAACATTGATAGATACGGTTGCTTCAAATGCTCCAGCAGACGGAGATAATACAAGTGTGAATATAACAAACTTTAATTTGGAATTATTAGTTCCAAAAAAACCATTTTATTCATATTCAGCTACGGAGCCATATAATCCATGTTCAGAAAGGGTTGATTATATAGTGTTTTCTCCGGTTGAGGCCTCATTAGATATAATGCCCGGGTCATTAACAAAATTACAAGCAATAATAACAAGTAATCCATATAGCGTAAAAACAGGTGCAAAATTATTTTATAATGAAAAAGGGCCATCAATGGGGAATTCAGATGGTCAAATATATATAGATTGTCAACCGGTTGGTTCATCGGATGATAAAGTAGAAATAATAACAGATACGGGTACAGGAAGTTATCAAATGGGCGATTGGTTAAATAATCAATATGTAAAGTATTTTCTTGGATCTGTAATATTTATAATATTATTATATGCAACAAAATATACAATAAAATATATTCCGTCAAAGGGGGGTAATTCTATTGCCGTCAATGTTCTTAATCCAGTGAATGTTCTTAATCCCGTTTAGGCGGTTAAAGGCGACGCGTCGTAAGTATCCTCTAAAATAGGTCGAAATGGTGCCTTAACATATTCAGTGTTGAATTTCTGTGTTGTCATATTTTTAACAATTTCTTGTTCTAAAGTATAAGGAAATTGATGGGTTGGTGTAAATGGGCTCCATTTTTTGGCTTCTGTTGGGTAATACTCTTCTAAACCAGCCATTCCTGTTTTGATTGAAGCGCCTTTAATTAATTGATATGCAACTAACAAAGCCAAAACACCTAAAACTGGATTAGAATATGCGAACAACATTAATGCTACTAATAAAACAATAATTTTCCCCAGGGTTGAATCAATCATCGTGGCTACTCCGTCTGGAACTTGATATCCAATTACTAAATATATAACAAATAATGCAGATAGCACAAGTTCTGGCATATGTTTTTTATTAAAATAATCCATCATATATATTATACTTTAAAAAAAAATATACTTTATAAAAAAGTATAATAGCAAATTTTAGCTTCATTTTTCTAAAGATTATATAATATCAATCAATAATTGTATTAAATAAACAATCTAAATACAATTTAATAAATATTATATCCAAATGGTTATAAAAGAAACAAATGTATGGTCTCAAACATTAAATACATACCTTGGTAATAAAGGGTATACCATACTTAAAAAAGAATTATCTATTAAAGAACAATTTGCATTAAAAGAGATGCTAATGGTGAAACCATATGTGCCTGGGTCGCCAGTACAGGTTCAAAAAACATTTCCGGCTTACAGAGAAAGCGATAAAAAACTGTATTTACCGCGTTATTTTGGTGAAGAATTGTTCGGACCAGCCAAAATAATAAAAATTACAGAGGGAGACGATATTGATTTAAAATTTGAAGGAACGTTGAGAGATTACCAGGAACCTGTGGTAAATAAGTTTATAGACTACGTTAAAAATGAGACAACACTTGGCGGACTACTTGAACTCCCGTGTGCGTGGGGAAAAACATCAGCTTCTTTATATGTATGCTCACAATTACAAAAAAAGACATTGGTAATTGTGCATAAAGAATTTTTAATGAATCAATGGATTGAACGTATTAAACAATTTATACCTACCGCTAAAATAGGAAAAATTCAAGGTAAAATAATTGATATTGAAGGTAAAGATATTGTTATATGTATGTTACAAAGTTTAGTTATTAAAGAATATCCATCAACATTATTTGATTGTTTCGGGTTTACAATTATTGATGAAGTTCATCATATTTCAAGTGAAACATTTTCAAATGCCCTTTTTAAAATTGTCACCAAATATATGTTAGGATTAAGTGCTACAATGATTCGTAAAGACGGAACAACAAAAGTATTTAAAATGTTTCTAGGTGAAGTTGTTCATAAAGTTGAAAGAAAAGATGAAAATAATGTTCAAGTAAGAGCAATTACATTTAAAACTAATGATGAAGAATTTAATGAAACAGTATTGGATTGGAAAGGAAACCCTCAAATAAGCACAATGATAAGTAAATTATGTAGTTATAATAATAGAACTGAATTTATTATTAAAATATTAACTGATTTTATAGAAGTAGATAATATTGAAAAAAATATAATAGAAAGTCATAAAAAAGAAATGAATTTAAAAAATCCAGAATGTCAAATTTGTTTAGAAAATAAAAATTATTTAATAAAAAATACATGTTGTGACACAATACAATATTGCTTACCCTGTGTGCAAGAAATTGAATCAATAGCTGAAATTCCGGTATTTATTGGACTTGATAAAGATGGAAAAAAAATATATAAAAAAAATATTCCTAAATGTCCAAATTGTAGAAAACGATTGAAATATGAGCAGAATTATATAGAAAATCCATATGTTAAACCATTAGAACAATTACAAACACTTATTTTATCTCATAATTTAAATGTATTACATTATATTTATAATAAAATAGTGTGTAAAAATATAGTGTCTGTAGGATATTATGTTGGTGGAATGAAAGAATGTGAATTAAAAAAATCAGAAAAAAAGCAAGTAGTACTAGCAAGTTTTTCAATGGCTAGCGAAGCTCTTGATATTCCCAGCTTAAATGCTGAATTTTTAATCACTCCAAAAACAGATATTGTTCAGTCTGTAGGAAGAATTCTTCGCGCAAAGCACGCATTTTCAAGTCCAATTATTTATGACATCAAAGACAATCATAATGTATTTCAGAAACAATGGTTAAAAAGAAAGACATATTATAAAAAACAAAATTATAATATATTTGAATGTGATAGTTATAATTATGATAAAAATATGTATAATTGTCAAAAAGATGACTACATGTGTAATAAATTAAAGACAAATTCGTCTTCATCTGATGAAGAAGATAACAATGACACAAATAAAGTAACTTCTGGGGTATGTCTATTAAAAATTAAAAAATAATATTTTATATATCTCTTTTTATTATATTTCCTTTTCTATCATATACCCAAATTTCATAATTATAGCCAGATTCTTTTGCGTATTTCTGTTTTAAAAATATAATGTCTGGATTAACCGAAAATGTATATGTTGATTTTACTTCTATACATAAATTTTTAGTTGGGATAAAAATATCAACAAAATGTCTTCTTTTTTTTGATTTGGTATCAATATAATATAAAGTAGGTACTTTTGTTTTACATGTTATTATATCATTTTCATCAATATTGTCTTTAAGCAAATCATTTATAGCAAAATTTTCAAATCCTTGATAATCAATAATTTTTCCGGATGGTAAAATATATTTTTTCACTCTATAACAACTTTTTGTTTGTTTTAATAATATGTTAGGGTCTTGCATAGTGCATTCAA